GAGAATATTCTTCTACAGAGGAACTGGTGGTGAAGACGTAAAAGATAGAGATATTGTAGAGACAGTTAAGGTTGGTGATGACTTGCAAGTTGGATTTGCTCCTGCATATAATACAAGAACTTTCCTTGAATTCCCTAGAGCAGTTCATGAATTAAAATCATCAGACACAGTTGTAACTAATCAGTATTATGGAAGAGGTATAGGTGATGATGCAACTGAAACTAGACCTGTTAAATGGTATAGACAAATTGAAGATAGATTTATTGATGGTAAGATAGTTCGTAAAGATAGACCATTATACGAACCTAGTCTATTCCCAACTGCATATTTAATTCAATCAGTTGGTGTGGGTCAAACAGAGGTGTTTATTGATAGTTGTAAACCATTCTTTAATCCTGAGAATGAGAACCCTTCGGATAGAAACTTCCAAAAAGATATTCAAATTGTTAATGCAAGTGCACAATATGAGTTTCTTGCTGGTGCTGCTGCAACTGCAATCGTGTCTATTGCTAATACAATACAACATTTTTCAATTACAGATGCTGGTGATGGATATACTTCTGCTCCTGAAGTTAGAATACAACAACCCATAAGTATTGGTGGAACTCCATTTGCAGGTATTGGAACCACGGCAACAGCGATTGCAACTGCAACAATTGCGAATGGATCTATCTCATCAATCACAGTTGGTATCAATTCAGGAATTGTTGGAACTGGTTACACCTCTGCTGCACCTCCTGTAGTTTTAATCGCACCACCTACATATGTTAGAGAAGAAAATACTGTTGACTTATATGAAGGAGACTTTGGTGTTATCACTAAAGTTGGTATAGTGACAAATGTTTCTGATGCAAACAACGCAGGAATTGGTATTGGAACTGGAATTGTATTTGATTTGTATATTCCAAAGGGTTCTCCATTAAGGGATGAAAACATTAACAGCCCTGATGCTGTAACAAGAAGTGGATTGCAGACTGGATATTACTTTACAGTTAGCAATACAAACATTGGATCTGGTGTTACAGCAGTCTCTATGACTAGTTCTATTGGATATGTTGGTGTTGGAACCACTGCCTTAGACAACATATACGAAGTCGCACACCATGTTGGAATAACAACCATTGGAATCGGAACTGATCAATCAGAAGAAGCAACACGAGTATTCTGTAGAGTTCTAAATTGGAATGGTTTACAGAATACTGTTGGTTATTCTACAGTGGGTCAAGGGCACAGCACCAGATACTTAGGTGACTTTAGTTGGGGTCGATTACAACTAAATGATAGACAAATAGCACAAGCATATACTGTTAATACTACCAATGGTGTTACTGGTATTAAGACTGGGCCACAGGTTAAGAGAAAGATCGCTCTCAAAGCTCAAAACTATGTTGTCTAAATAAATAAAAAAAGTGTAAACAAAAGTTCATGTCGGCAATCATAACGGATCAAATAAGAATATTAAATGCAAAGAATTTCGTTGCTGGTGTATCAACTTCGGCTAATTCTTACTATGCTTTCATAGGTTTACCAAATCCAACAGCATATCAGAGTGATTGGGATTCAAATCCTCCAGCACCAGTTGATAATTTTGATAATATGAATGATTATCATGATACCATGCTTGCTGTGAAAAGAGTGACATCTACTGATGTAAAGCAAATTGTTCCAAAGTTAAACTGGAACTCAGGAACAACATACGATTATTATAGGCACGATTATAGTATTTCTAATGCACCACCAAACTCTGGTGGAACATCATTATATACTGCAAACTACTTTGTTGTTAACAGTGATTTCAGGGTTTATATTTGCTTACAGAACGGAACAACACCAGAAACACCTGATGGTAAACCATCTCTAGATGAACCAACTTTTACTGACTTAGAACCAAGAACACCAGGTACTTCTGGAGACGGATATATCTGGAAATACCTATACAGTATTAAACCAGCAGATTTAATTAAATTTGACTCTACTGATTTTATGCCAGTTCCAGCAAATTGGGGTGATAATGCTGCAGATGCATCTGTAAAAAATAATGCTGTGGATGGTGCTATTAAAATTGTTGTTGTTAAAAATAGAGGAACTGGTATAGGAACTGCTAACCAGACTTATACTAGAGTTCCAATTAAAGGTGACGGATTTAACGCAGAATGCACCGTTGTTGTTAATAATGATGCACAAGTAGAGAGTGTTACGGTATCTAATGAGGGATTTGGATACACCTATGGTAATGTTGATTTAGCTGCTGGATCTATTCCAACACCAACATCTCCACCAGTTCTTGATGTGATTATTCCTCCACCTGGCGGTCATGGTGCAGACATTTATAGAGAGTTGGGTGCAACTAATGCTCTAATGTATGCGAGAATTGAAAATGATGCTGAAAACCCTGACTTTATAACAGGGAACCAATTTGCTAGAATTGGTATTCTAGAAAACCCCAAAGCATTTAACTCTAATGAAATACTTACATTAGATAAAGCGAGTGCTGCATATGCTTTAAGACTAGCTGGAACTGGGTATAGTTCTGTGACATTTACGGCAGATGACTTTATAAGTCAAACCGTAGGAACAGGTGAAACTGCCGTTGGAAGAGTAATTTCTTACGATCAGACAACTGGTGTTTTAAAATATTGGCAGGATAGAACCATTGCTGGTTTTGCTACTGCAGGATCAAGTGGTATTAGCACAGCATTAACACCTACTCATCTAGACGCAAACGTGCCAAGTTATAACACCACAAGATTTACATCCGAACCAGCTGCTGGTGGAAGTGTAACAATTGTGGGTGGTAGTTCAAATTTATCAATTAGCACATCATTCTCAGGTCTTTCTACCACTCTAAATAATAGAACATACTACCTTGGTCAATCATTTACTAAGGGAGTTTCTAATCCAGAGGTTGATAAGTATTCTGGAAATATGATTTATGTTGATCACAGACCATCAATTACACGATCTTCCAATCAAAAAGAAGATGTCAAAATAATATTACAGTTCTAACTAACTATGGCCCAGCAAACCAACCTTAATGTTTCACCATATTTTGATGATTTTGATCCGAGTGACAATTATCAAAAGATTCTTTTCAAGCCTGGTTATCCTGTACAAGCGAGAGAATTAACAGGTCTTCAGTCTATATTACAGAATCAAATTGAAAAATTTGGTCAACATTTCTTTAAAGAGGGTGCAAAAGTAATACCTGGTAACACTGCGTATTCTTCTGAGTATTTTGCTGTAGAATTAAATAACACACATTTAGGAGTTCCTGTAGAATTTTATATTGATCAGTTAATTGATAGAAAAATAATTGGAGCAACAACTGGTGTAACTGCGATGATCAAGCAGATTCTCATGTCTGAGAATAGTGAGAATGGTAACTTAACACTTTATATTTCATACATGTCTTCTGGTGTGGAAGATAGCACCATTAAAGTTTTTGCTGATGGAGAATTATTAATAGCAGATAGTGATATTGTTTCGGGCCCTGAAAATAATGCATTCATACCATCTGGAGAGGCATTTGCTTCATGTATCGCTAATAACGCAACATCCACTGCTGCATCCTTCTCAATCTCTAATGGTGTTTACTTTATAAGAGGTAACTTTGTTCAAGTTGAAGACGAGACTATTGTATTGTCTCAATACACTAACACACCTAGTGCTAGAATTGGTTTAAGAATAGATGAAGATATAATTAACGCTGATGAGGATGAAACATTAGCAGATAACTCAAAAGGATTTAATAATTATGCTGCACCAGGTGCAGATCGTTTAAAAATATCATGTAGTTTATTTGCAAAACCATTAGATGATTTTAATGATTCTAATTTTATTGAGTTAGCAGTCATACAGGATGGTGTTTTAAGATCTCAAGTTAAAAATACTAACTATAGTTTTATTAAAGATGAGTTAGCTCGTAGAACATATGCAGAATCTGGTGATTATGTGATCAAGAGTTTTAACGTTTCTATGAAAGACTCTTTAAATGATAATGTCGGTAATAATGGAATTTATCAAAAAGGTCAATTTACTCAGGGTGGAAAGTTGGCAGATGATGATCTTGCACTTTATCAGATATCACCAGGTAAAGCCTTTATAAAAGGATATGAAGTAGAAACTATTAGTTCAACCTATATTGATGCTCCAAAAACAAGAACTACAAAGACTTTAGAAAATCAAGGAGTTGCGTATAAAACAGGAAATTCACTAAGACTTAACAATGTTAAGGGTGCACCTGAAGTTGGTATTGGTAATACTTATATCGTAAGTTTAAGAGATCAAAGAGGTGGTGATAATTCATTTAAGGTAGCAGGATCTGAAATTGGTGTTGCTAGAGTTTATGACTTTGCATTAGAGTCAGGTTCATATTCAACATCTAACTCTGCTATAAATGAGTGGGATACTTCTCTTTATGATGTTCAATTATTTACAAAAATAACTTTAAATGAACCAGATACATTTACTATACCAACTCAAATTAAAGGAAAATATAGTGGTGCTACAGGATTTTTAGTTAATGCTGTTACAAATAGCACATCTTTGGATGTATATGATACAGTTGGTAAGTTCATAGTAAATGAACCATATGAAATAAATGGGGTTGCTAATAATCGTGTTGCAATCGCAGTAACAACTCATGGAATGCAGGATGTAAAATCGATATATGGAGGCCCTTCAGCATCTATTGGGCCTGGTGTTGTCGGTGCTGCCAAAAGTTTCTCTGGTGATATACTACAAAAACCAGTCATTAATTTTGGAAGTGCATCAATCACATCTAAAAATGGATCTACAGGTTTTAGCACAATAACAAGTTCAAATGGATTATTTCCTAGCACATTAAAAGTTGGTAATTTATTAAAATTTGGTCTGGGAAATAATGATCCAAGTTTTGCAAGAGTCACTGAAGTAGGAACAAGTTCTGTTACTGTTACAGGTGTTACAACTGTGACAGGTGTTTGTGGAGGTTTGCCAACATCAACAGGCACAAATAATCCAACAACTGTTTCTGATTTAACATTGATAACAAGCCCTTTAGAAAGATCTACAGAAAGTAAATTATATGCATTAATGCCAAAAGCATTTATCTCAGATGTTGATCTTTCAAGTTCTACTTTAACCATTAGAAAACAATTTACTGTTAATGTTACCGTAAACTCTAATACAGGATTAGGTCAATTATCATCTGCTGTAACCGCAGGTACAAATGAAACATTCTTACCTTTTGATGAAGAGAGATATGTTTTCATGAGAGAAGATGGAACAACTGTTGCTTTATCTGATGAGATGTTTACTTTTTCTTCAGGTGGCACAGTATTACAGATAAGAGGATTAGGAGCAGCAGATACAGGATGCACATTAATCGCAACTCTTCAAAAATCAAAACCAACCTCTAAAATAAAAAGATTAAATCGTGTAAATTCGATAGTAGTTAATTACTCTAAAGATTCTGCATCTGGTGTTGGTGGAACAACATTAAATGATGGATTATCAACTGGTAATTTCCCAATAGGAACAAGAGTTCAAGATTCAAAAATAGTTTTAAATAATGCAGATATTGTGAGTATTCATGGTATTTACGAATCGAATGATACATCTCAGGCATCTGCACCTAAGATGACATTGACATCTCTAAATGGCCCTTCTGGAAAAGCAACTGATTTGTCTATAGGTGAAAATGTTATAGGTCAAAATAGCGGTGCTGTTGCTGTTGTTGCTGAAATTGTATCAGACAATCAGATTACATATATCACTAAAAATGAAACAGCGTTTGAAGAAGGTGAAGTTGTAGAATTTGAAGAAACAACTGTTCAAGGTTTGATAACTACCTTAGATAATCCTAGTCGAAATATATCCTCAAATTACACCTTTACCACAGGTCAAAAGAGCACTTTCTATGATTATGGTTTCATTACCAGAAAATCAAATGCGAAAGCACCTAAAAGGCAATTAAAAATATATTTTAAAAATGGATATTACGATTCAACTGATGAAGGTGATATAACAACCAGAAATTCATATAGTAGTTGGAATTACAGTAAAGAAATTCCAATGATTAATGGTGAATATGTAACTGATACTATTGATATAAGACCAAAAGTAGATACTTATACGGTTCTTGAAAATGTAAGATCTCCCTTTGAATTTAAAGGTAGATCATTTACTGCTTCTGGAAGTTCTGCTGCAAACATATTAGCATCTGATGAATCAATTAATCTCACTTTCTCTCATTTTGTTGGAAGACTGGATAGAATTTTCTTAGATAAGACTGGGAGATTTCAAGTTAAATATGGAGATCCCTCAGAGAAAAGAGAAAGACCAACTGGAGTTGATGATGCAATAGAGATTGCAACTATTCTTTTACCTCCATTTTTATTCTCACCAAAACAAGCTAAAATAGACTTTTTGAAATATAAGAGATATAGAATGCAAGATATTGGAGATTTGGAAGATAGAATTAGAAATCTTGAATACTATACATCTTTGTCTATGCTTGAAACTCAGACATCAAATTTATTTGTTCCTGATGCTGATGGATTGAATAAATTTAAATCAGGATTTTTTGTAGATAATTTTTCAAGTCTTAAAACACAAGAAACAAATGGTTTTAAAGTAAAATGTAGCTTAGATCCAGCTAATAATGAATTTAGACCACAACATTATTGTACCTCTATTGATTTAATGCCTGGCCCTGTAGAAGGTGTGGATGTTGGTGCTGATCGTGCTTTCCTTGCTGCTGAAGGAACAAACATAATAAAACAGAGTGATGTAGTTACACTCTCATATACTGAAACTGAGTGGTTGAGTCAACAGTTTGCAACTAGAACAGAGAGTGTTACACCATTTTTAGTTAGTTTCTGGCAAGCAACTGTTAAGTTATCACCATCAACAGATACATGGACAGACACTGCAAGACTTGAAGCAAAAATAATTCAGCAAGAAGGTAACTTTGCTGGTATCATGGCACAGGCAATGCAAGAATTTGGAGTTGACCCACAGACTGGATTAGCACCAACACAATGGAATTCTTGGGAAACACAGTGGTCTGGTCAAGAACAAATAGATCGTAAACGAAGAAGACAAACAACAAGCACCACGACTGAAGAGGAAATTATTAAAGCAGGTTGGATTAATGGTGGATCTGGTGTTAACCACTCACAAGATGTTACTACAACAACTACAACGACTTTTGAAGACACAATTCGAGATACATTTAGAATTGATAATCAGACAAGAACTGGAACTAGAAAAGTAGTTACTGAACAGTTTGATAATGAATCAATTGGAGATAGAGTCGTAAGTCGTGATATTATCACAACTATGCGTTCAAGGAATATAGAGTTTAGAGTAACTAAGTGTAAACCTCTTACACAGTTATATGGATTCTTTGATGGAATTAATGTGACTAACTATTGCACTCCGAAATTAATTGAAATAGAAATGTCAGCAGGAACTTTCCAAGTGGGAGAAACTGTTACTGGAACAATGCAGGGATCTGGTGTACCTGCCGAAGGAACAGATGTTCCTGCTATTAAATTTAGAGTTGCACAATCAAATCATAGAGCAGGGCCATACAATGCTCCAACAGAAGTTTTTGCAAAAAATCCATACATTTCTCAAGTTGGTGCAACTGGTCTTGAAACATTCTTAGGAACACCTGGCACAGTTCAACTTGCATCCACAAGTGGTGGTGCTACAAATATGCCAGCAACTTATTCTGCAACTTCTACTATATTAAATGTTGATACAAAATCATTAAGTGATCAACCACAAGGTGATTTCTATGGATATATTCGCACTGGAATGATTTTAAGAGGAGCAAATGGTGCTCAAGCAACAGTGACAAATGTAAGACTAATTTCCGATCTTGGTGCTAATTTAATCGGTAGTTTCTATATTCCAAATCCAAATAGTGGTAATCATCCTAAATTTGAAACAGGAACTAAAACATTTACAGTAATTGATAATAATACTAATGATCAGGAAAATACTGATACGTTTGGTGAAGATAATTATACTGCTGCTGGAACTTTAGAAACAGTTCAAGAAAATATTATTTCTACTCGAAATGCTATTATTCAAACTAAACCAACTAAGGAAGAAAGGTCAGTAAGATCATTAACAGGATCAGATGTCATAAAAATAGAGGCAATTAGTAGTGTTGATAATGAAACTAGACAAGATCGTTGGTATGACCCATTAGCACAATCTTTCCAAGTTACAGAGAGTGGTGGTATCTTTATTACAAGTTGTGACATATACTTCCAAACTAAAGATGACATGGATATTCCAATGACATTCCAAATTAGAACAATGGAAGGTGGAGTTCCAACACAAAAAATATTACCATTTTCTGAGATAATCTTATCTCCTGATCAAATTAATACATCTACAAATGGAACTGTTGCGACTAGATTTAATTTTGAAGCACCTGTATATCTTGAAGGAGATAATACAGAATACGCAATATGTTTAGCATCATGGTCAACCAAATATAAAGTATTCATATCAAGAGTTGGAGAATCTGATTTATTAACTGATGAATTCATATCACAGCAACCATATCTAGGATCACTGTTTAAATCACAAAACGCTTCTACTTGGGATGCCTCACAATGGGAGGATCTTAAATTTGTAATTAACAAAGCTGTATTTGAAACCAGTGGATCTATGGAGATATATAATCCTATTTTATCTCAAGGTAATAATCAAGTTGCAAGATTGCAACCAAACTCCATCAATATGAATTCAAAACGAATTAGAGTTGGTATTGGAACCTCTCTAGCAGATACTGTTCTCACATTGGGTAACACGGTTAATCAATTAGGATTTAATGATGGGGATAATACTTACACTGCTGCATCAAACGCAAGTGGTAATTTTGTAGGTAGTGCTGGTATAGGAACAGGTAATATGGGTATTGTTAATGCAGGTTTAGGATTTACTCCTGCATCTGGAACATTTGATTATGTCGGAGTTGCTCTTTCTAATGTAACTGCTGGTGGTGATTTCATGACTGCGGATATAAGAGTGACTGATGGTGTTGTAGCCATAGCAACAATTAGATCTTCTGGTAGTGGATTCCAAAGAGGTGATGTTCTTGGTATAGGAACAATAACCGCATCAGATGGAACTGTTGTATCTGGTAGAAATGCAAGACTTTCTATTGTTTCAATTGGTAGCACAGAAGAATTAATATTAGATAATGTTCAAGGAGATTTTGCTCTCAATGGAAGAATGACATATACACATCCAATTACTGGATTAACAACGTCATTAAACACAACCGTTGGTGCTTCTAATACTCATGCTAGAATTACCACATTAAAGAAAATTACAGAGGTAAGTGATGGATTGCATTTTACAGTTGATCATAGAAACCATGGTATGCATCATGAGACAAACAGAGTAACACTTTCTCAAGTAGAATCTGATGTTGTTCCTACAAAACTATCATTACCTTATAATTCAACATCAACTTCAACAATATCTGTTGTTAGCACTGATAACTTTACCACCTTTGAGAATGTTGCAGTTGGAGCAACAAATCCAGGCCTATTACAGATTGGAGATGAGGTAATTCAATACACAGGTGCTTCTGGTGGATCAATCACAGGTATAACAAGAGGAAATAATGCATCAGCATATATTAAGGGAACTTCTGTTCGTAAATATGAATTGGGTGGTGTATCTCTAGCCAGAATTAATAGAACTCATTTACTAAGTGATATTACAGATAGAGATCCTA